TTTTGGCGCAAAGAGAGAGCCATTTTTACGTTGAATTAACTCTTGATGACCATTTCTACCTTTACCATTGCCCTTACCTTTATCATTAACTGTGGCTAATGTAGGTCGATTGATTGCGCCGTTAGTTATAAAACTTTGTGTATGTGTACTTTCCGTACCTGTAGAAAGTTTAGGTATTTTACTGTCTACACCTAATTTGCCACCCACCCAGTTCACTGCACCAATTAATGAATTCAAGCTTTTTTTGACTGCACTTACCATTCCAGTAATATGGCCTTTGATTTTTCCAATAATATTTTTAAGTCCACCATTCATATTATTGAATATTCTTCGAACACTATTCCATAAGCCTTTAGCCATGTTAATTGTTGTATTCTTGATACTTCTCCAAGTGTTCGACATAAAACTTTTAACTTTGTTAAAAATATTACGCGTTCCATTTGATAAACTATTCCAAGTACCTTTAACGCCACTCCATAAAGATTTCGCCAATCGCACTGTTGTATTCTTGATGTTACGCCAAATATTACTCATAAAGTTTTTAAGTTTATTAAAAATTCTTTTAGTACCGTTATATAAGCTGTTAAATGTATTTTTGACACCAGACCATAGCGCTTTAGCTAACCTTACTGTTGTGTTTTTAATATTACGCCATACACTACT